GCTCGACCCGCCATTCGTTTGCACGCCCAACCGCCCATCCGGACCGCGTGCCAACGGCATGATCGCCTCGGGTCCGGCCTCCCCCATCAATCCGGTGCCGCCGCGCATTGGAAACTGGGTCGCCGCACTGATCACGCCACCCTTGGCGAACGGCATCACGCGGCCCTGGGCAAAGCTCGCCCCGTTCGCAAACGGCAGAACCGCATTCAATCCGCCTGCCAGCAGGCCTCCAAAGGCTTGGCTGACGGGTTTGACAGCCGTGTTGTAGGTTGCGTTGATCATCGATTGCGCCAGTCCGGTCAGCGCATCAGAAAGCTTCGCGCCATCGAAAATCACGCCGTCGAACGCCCGTTTCAGTGACCCGCCAAAGGTGCGTGACAAACCCTGCACCTCCCGTTGGGTATGCAACATCTGCCCCTCCAGCGTTCCCAGTTCCGCCGTAAACTGCGCAACAACCACCTCCGACCCGCCCAACCGCGCTTCAAGTGCGTCGAGCGAGGCGTCGATACCCGCCTCGTCCAGATCCCTGTCATACATTCCGTGTCTCCACCTTGTCGGGAAACCGGGCGGCAAGGGCATCAAGCCCCGCCCGGTCCATTGGCAATCGCCCGTCGCCATGTCCCAGAAGGAACGCCAGTTCCGCCGGGGTCAGCGCCCAGAATTCCGCCGGTTTCAGACCAAGACCGCGCAATCCCGCGGCCATCAACGCTGGCCAGTCGAAGGCTTCATCCTCTGCCCTGCTCATCGCTCCGGCAGGGCAAAAGCCCGTCCCAGCAACAGCGCGGCAACCCGGGTGGCTTCGATCGGCCCGCCCTGGATCTCAGCGGATAAAAGTCGGCCGGCGTTCCCTTGCCAACCGCCCCCCCGCAACCCTGCCAGCAACAACCGGGCGACATCGCGCGCCCGAAACCCGCCGTTCTCGAACCGACGCACCAGACCGACCAGACTGTCCGCCTGCATCTCGGTCTCTAACTCGGCCAGGGCACCCAGCGTCAGTTTCAGCAGGTGACGCTCGCCATCCAAGACCAGCGCCACCTCGCCCGCATAGGGGTTTCCGTCGCCCATCAAAGTGGCGTGAACGTCAGTTCCCCGGCCGAGGCGAGCGCGATTTCATAGGTCGCCTCGCCATCGTGCGTACCGCCGTATTCCAGCGACGTGATCTGAAATGCACCCTGCACGATGCCGAAGTCGGGAATAATCACCTGAAATGCGGGGACTTCGCCGTCGAAGAACAACTGCCGCGCACGCGCATCTGTATCCTCGTCGCGGAAGATGCCCGATCCGCTGACCTGCGCCGATTTCACACCGCCGCCAGACAGCAATTCGCGCCAGCCCCCGGCGCTTTCCGTCGACGTCACATCGATGCTGCCCGCGTTGAATGTCAGCCGCGTTGCGCGCAGCCCGGCCAGCGTCACGAAAACGCCGGTGCCATCCTGATCAACCTTCAGCAGAAGGTCCTTACCTGCCTGAACACTCATGTATCACACTCCTGAAATTGCGACCTGGACGGTCTGATCATCGGTCCGGGCGCGGAACCAGAGGTCGATCCTGCGGATGCCCTCGCCCTCGTCTCGCCTGGCATCCGCCCGCAAGAACCGCATTGAAACCAGCCGCCCCCGCGTCAGCGGCAACTCGTTCCCCACCAATGCGTCCGAAACCGCCGCAGCCACCATTTTGGCGGCAATGTACCCCTCGCGCCGCGTCACCACACTGACGCGCATTCGGTGAATGGCCCCCTGTCCCGACGCGTCGGAAATGCCCACGGCCCGCTCGTGCCCCAGCGCTACGAAAAGGTCCGGGGCGGCTTCGGGTGTCGAATCGAACACTGCGCCGCCCAGCAATGCATCCACCGCCGGATCGGCGATCAGGCGGCCATAAACGGCGGTCTGAAGGCTTTCGCCCATGGTGTAACTCATGGTGTCGTCCTTTCCCCGGGGACGTCGCTGGCCAGGATCACCAGCACATGCTTCAGGTCCTCATGCGTCGCCTCGACTTCGTAGACGCGGCTTCCATCGCGCAGTCGGTCACCCGCAATCGGTCGCGTCGGGTGACCGTCGGGTAATGCGTGCGTCTTGATCCGCACCTGCAAGCGCGGTGTGCGCCCGAATTCGCTGTGTTTCAGACCGCCTGACCGCATCCGGACGTCCGCCCAGATTGCACCGCGTTCTTCCCAGCCCCGGACCTGACCGCCGCCGCCATCGGGCGTGCGGACCGGCACCTCCAGCGTCAGCCGCCGGGTGTATACCCGCCCCATCAGCCCATACCTCCAAGGCGCAGACCCCGGAATGGCGCCAGCAGCGCGTCGATCTGAACGCCGACCGCCATATCGCCCGCGTCCAACGTTTCCGCCATAAGCAGAACCGCCTGTTGCAGCGCATCCGGCACCGCATTCCACGTCCCGTATCCCGCGCGTAGCGTCATCGTCAGCGGCAGCCCTTCCCCGACAGCCTCCGACAGCAGGGCAACCGGCCGATGCGGATCGCTCCGCAGCGTCACCGGCCCCAGCGCGCGGGGGCCACTGCGCATCGTCAATTCGGCCCCCAAAACCTCCGCAACCGGAGCAATCGGCAAGAGAATCTCCTGCCCGACGCCCGTAAGGCCTGCGACAACAACCTCACGCGCGATCAACACCTTGCCCAGCCGCGCCTCAATCGACGAAATCGCGGCCCTCAACCGTAATCTCAGCCGTTCCGACTGACCCGGAACGATGTCGTAGGTTTCCGCCAGCCGCATTTGCGCGGCCAGTTGCGCCACCGGCAGCGCCTCATCCGCGATCCCTTCGGACCTCTGTAATTTCATCGCCATCCGCACCTCCGCATTGCGCGTCGAGTTTCATGTCTGGTGTTTTCCGAACGTGGTGGGTGGAACCAGTACGCCGCACGTGCGGACCAGGCCGGAGGCCCACCGGCCCCACCCTCCCCTGCGAACCCTTCAGGCCCGCAAAGGACGGGAATCGCCCCTGCTTCGGGCGACAGATTTTCAGGCGGCCCCGACTGTCAGACCGGGACCGCGCGGTCGGGTTAGACGACCGTGAACTTCAGAAGCTTGATCGCGGAAAAATCGGTCACATCGCCGCCGACCCGCTTGGTTGCATAGAACAGAACATGCGGCTTGGCGCTGAACGGGTCGCGCAGCACCCGCAGATCGGGACGCTCGGCCACGGTATATCCCGCGCCGAAATCGCCGAACGCGATGGCCGTAGTGTCCACGCCGATATCGGGCATGTCCTCGGCGATCAGCACCGGGTATCCCATCAGCTGTGCGGGTTGCCCTGCGGCCAGACTGTCGGTCCACAGGAACCGCCCGTCCGCATCCTTCATCTTGCGCACCGCACCCGCCGTCTTGGAATTCATGACGAAACTCGCGTTGGCACGGTATTTCGCACCCAGCGCATAGACCAGGTCGACAATCGCATCAGACGGCTTGCTTGCTTCGAAATCGCCCGACGCGCCGGTTGCGACATATCCCAGGCTGCCCCACGTCCAGCTCTGCTCGTCGATATTCGGATAGACCAGGAAACCGCGCGGCTTGTCTATGCCATCCCCGGTAATGAAGGCCGCAGCCTCAGAGGTGGCGAACTTGTCGGCAATACGTGTAGCCAGCCAGCCCTCGACGTCGAAGGCCGCGTCATCCAGCAAGCGTTGCGATGCTTTCGGCATCGCCGACAGCTCATGCAGCGGGATCGAGATACGGTCGAACAGCGATGTATCGGTTTCCTGGGTCGATCCGTTCTCGGTGGCCCATCCGGCCCCCATTTCGGTACGATCGACCAGAACATCGAACGATGTCGCCTCGACGTTGACCACCGTGGCGATCGACCGGATCGACGCCGAAGATGTCAGCACCGATTTGACCGTCTCGGCGGTCTGCGGATCGACCAGATATCCGCCCTCGGCCGAGACGGCGGTATTCATCGACTTGCCCTCCAGCGCCAGCGACCGCAGGCCGTCGTCGTCGCCCGACCGCAGATAGGCATCCATTGCCTTCTGATGCGGTGCTTCCGCCATGTCGGATGTAGAAAGTTGTGGGCGTTGGCTCATGTAGGTCATGTTCAGACGTTCTTCCTGTTGCTTCATCTTCTGGGTGATATCCTGGCGGAAGCCTTTGAAATCGCTAACCAGTCCGGTCAACGCCTCAGTCACTTCCCCGACGCCGTCATGGCTCATCCGGTGTTCCTTTCGAGGGTGGTCGGCGGCGTCAGTCGCGCGCCAGTTCAAGACGCGCGGACTGGATCGCCCGCGCCATTTCACGCAGAGGGTCCGCCTTGGCCCCGACCCGCGCACTGGGCAGCATCGGAAAGGTCACAAGCGACACCTCCCAAAGCTCCAGTTCCTTCAGAAGCCTGCGCCCCTGACTGTCCTTTCCGGCCCGCTTGACCGTGTATCCGATACTAAGCCCGTCCAGCGCACCCGCCTCGATCAGCGACGCCGCCTCGCGGGCCTTCTCGACGCCCGGTAACAGACGTCCCTTCACGAACAATCCGCGCGCATCCTCGCGGACCTCGTCCCAGACACCGATCACGCAGGTCGGGTCGTGCTGCCACAGCATCTTCACCCGGCGCCCCTCGGCTGAAATACGCGCCAGACTGTCACAATAGGCTCCCGCCGCGACGACATCGCGCCCGGTGTCCTCTACCCCGAACCACGAGGCATAGCCTGCGATCCGGGCATCTTCCTCCAGCCGCACGGAGGTCTCTCCCTGCGCGAACTTGCGTTCCAACATCATGTCATTACTCCAGCTTCGGCTGGCATTCGCCCGACGGCGGACGCCTCAGCCCTCAAAGAAATCCGTGATCGTGATCCAGAGCGGGTGGCACCTGTGCAATGCATAGGCCCGTGTGCCGCGAAGGCTGCGAAGCCCCCCGATCCGCCAGGGGCCCGCCTGCTGAAACCCCTTGGGACGTGTCCTCACCGGCACAACTTCCGTCACGGACGGCTGGAATTCGACCAACCGTCGCACCGGTCCTTCGTACCAGGCCAGCCCCAGAAATTCGCACTGACGCATTTTGCGAAACCGGACGTGGAATATCACCCCATCCGCCTCCGACGCCTGATCGAAGATATCCGCCCGTGACACGACTGGGAAAAACCGACTCTCCAGCAACGGTCCAACGGTGAACACCGCAGGTGTAAGCGCCATGCTCATCCCCAGCACCAACGCAGCCCGCGTTACTTTCGCTATGTCAGACACCGAGAAGGTTTCCTTTCAAAACGAAGGACATAAACCCCCCGATGATCGCCGTGAGGATCAGCCACACCAGACGCGAGATCAGCGCATCAATCCGATCAAGCCGCTTGTCGATCTGACTGAAGTGCGTCTCCAGGCGCTTTTGCTTTTCCTCGTTCACGGCCCGATACGTCTCCAGACGTGCAGCTGCCGTCTCGACTGCCGCCAGCCGCTCCTCCGCGCGCCGAAATGCCGCCTCGGTGTCGGAAAACGGTGCGTAGAGAAACCTGGACCCGCCGGTCCGGCCCGCCGTCATGCATCCTCTGCCGGGGGCAGCCCCAGCATCCGGCGCTTTTCGGCGTCCGTCAGGAACGTGGCCGACGCGATCCTGCCCCATTCGGCGTCGCGCTCGGCCTGCAATGCGGGAATACGGTCACGATCTGCCGACAGGGTGAGGCTCTCGCCCGCATGTTCGCCCAGCCAGTATGCCAATCCTTCGCAAACCTTTGCCACAAGCGGCAAAACCGTCAGACGGTAGAACGCCCGGTTGGCCTCGACATAATTGGCATAGGTCGCGTCGCCGGGGATCCCCAGCATCATCGGCGGCACCCCGAAGGCCATCGCGATCTCGCGCGCCGCGGCCTCCTTGGTCTTCTGGAATTCCATGTCCGACGGGCTGAATCCCATCGGCTTCCAGTCCAGACCACCGTCCAGCAGCATCGGCCGCCCGGCATTGCGCGCGCCCTGATGCTGCGCCTCCATCTCGGACGCCAGCGTGTCGAACTGCTCCTGGGTCAGACCTTCACCGGAATTGACGATCGCCCCCGAAGGGCGCGCAGCATTATCAAGCAGGCCCTTCGACCAGCGCGACGCAGAATTGTGCACGTCAATGGCATTCGCCGCCGCCTGCAACGGCGACAATCCGTAATGATCGTCCTGCGGATGAAACGCCCGCACGTGGCAGATCGGTGAGGTCTCGCCGACGCGAAACCGATGTACCCGGCCCCCGACCGTGTAATCATACGCCACCGGCCAGCCGTCCGATCCTGGCACCACCGCCATCCGATCCGACCGCAGCACATGCAATTCCAGCGGCAGACCGTCCGGCCCGACCGCCTCGACATAGGCATTGCCGGTCAACAGGAACTGTCCGAACATCGCCTCCAGAAACTCGCCCCGTCCCTGTGCGCCATTGGGCCGCGACAGCAGTCCCAGCACAGGGTGCAAGTCCAGCCGCCCTTCGTGGTCCGCACAGGTCAGCGGCACCGACGCCGCCGCCTCCGCAATCAACTTCACGGCGCGAAACCCGACCGGGTTCCCGGTGAATCCCATCCGCGTCAGCGTGCCGGTATCCCGCGATGACCAGACCGCGCGCCCGGCCGATCCCATCGCGGCAAGCCGTCCCGTCGCCGAAGCCTTCACCTCGGGCGCGCCGCCCCCGTCCTTTCGCCCAAATCCGAACATCGGTCGTCCTTCCGTCTTGCCAAAAAGAAAGGGCCCCGCCGGGCCCCCATTCTTCCATGTTCCGTCGATTACAACTGCCGCAGTCTCGGTCCCGACCGCGTGCGGTCCGGGTCCAGCAGTGCCGCCCACAGCGCCCAGACCAGCGCGTCCACGCGGTCCGGCGATCCCTTGCCGCGATATCCGCCCACGGCCATCCGGCACATCTGATCCTCCAGCGGCCCCAGCCCCCGCAGGTGCCGCACCCGGCCCTGTTCATACAGCGCCGCCACCGGCTCGGCCCGTGCGGCCTTGCCCTTGCGCGCCATCACCTTGCGATAGCTGACGGTCGGCGCGACCTGCCGCAGCACCGCCTCGATCATCTCGCCGCCCTGATTGCCTTCCGCGACCACCCGGTCCGCGCCCCAGTGGTCATAGGCATCCGCCACCGCCTTCGCCCATTCGCTGGGGCTGGCCGCCGAGACCGTCGCATCTTCCAGAACCCAGGCTGTCCAGTCTCGTGGCGGTCCTGACGTAACCGCGCCCACGACCACGATCCCGGTCTCGTCCGCGGTCCCGCCCGACGACACCGCCGGGTCCACGCCGATCACGATCCTGTCGAACGCCGGTACCTCATCCACACGCAGCGCATCCAGTAGGGGCGTCGACCAGAACGATCCCTCGATATCCTCCAGCAACAGACCGTCCAGCTCCTGACGCCCCATCCGCGTCCCGCCATAGCGTTCCATCACTTCCGTCAGGAATCCGCGCGCCAGATTGGCCCGGTTCACTTCCGTCGCGCCATGCGTCATCACCGTCGATTTCCGCGCCAGGATATCCTTCAGAACCGGCACGTTCTTGGGTGTCGTCGTCACCACGGCCTGCGGATTGTTTCCCAGCCGCAGACAGAACTGCAACATGTCCCACGCCTCTTCCGCCGATTTCCACTTGGCCAGCTCGTCGACCCAGGCCGCGTCGAACTGCGGCCCGCGCAGCGCCTCGAAATCATGCGCCGAAAACGCCTGCGCCTCGGCTCCGTTCGGCCAGACCAACTTGCGGCTGGTGGCTTTCCACTGCGGGCGCCGATCCGGGGGCGTGCAGCGCAGAATGCCGCTCTCCCCCTCGATCATCACATCCCGCACCTGATCGTATGTTTCCCCTACCAGTGCCACCCGGCGGGCGACCCCGGCCTGTAACGACCGGGCCCCCTCGACCTGTGCGCGCACCCATTCGGCCCCGGCGCGGGTCTTGCCCGCGCCGCGACCGCCCAGAATGACCCAGGTGCGCCATTCACCCTCGGGTGGCAGTTGATGGTCCAAAGCCCAGAAGTCGAAAAGATACGGCAGTGCCTGAAGCTCATTCGCTTTCAGTTGCTCCAGAAATCTCTCCCGCATCCAGATGGGCGCGGATGCCAT